TTCCCGTCGGTCCCGTACTACCAGTACTTCCCGTACTTCCCGTCGGTCCAGTACTTCCTGTAGGTCCTGTATTTCCCGTCGGTCCAGTATTTCCCGTCGGTCCAGTACTTCCTGTAGGTCCTGTAACACCTCTTATTCCAGGCGGTCCTTTGCAACATTTACACGTCTTGCGTCCCATAGTTTTTTTTTACCTAGTTTTTTTTTTAATTAATTATGTTCGATACTTGTATTTTAACAAGTCGATATATTCGTCATTTTTAATCGTTGAAGGATATCTTCTGAGAGCCTCAATGATATCATCTTGACAAATCCCGAAATTGATGGCTCGTGCTTGCTTATCGGGAGTCATTAACCTAAGTTTAGGTGTAGCATCAGGATTTCTAAGGTTTCCACCAAATTTTTCAAAGATACTTTCCGTAGCAACATATACAACATCTTTTGAAGAGGCTTCTGACAGTGGTATGGACCGGAAATATATGGTATCGTCATCTTTTAACCGAGTTTTAACAAAAACATTCTCCATGGCTCTAAAGGACGCTAACTGAACGGCAATATTCATCATTTTAACAACGTCACTTGCCGAATAACCAAATATAGAACCCTGATCCTTGTATTCGTCTCCATCAACATCATTTCCAGCAATGATATTATACGCAATATTAACTCCTAATTCTGTAGGACCAGTCCTTTTTACAATTTCTTTGATAAATGTAGCTGTGATTGATGTATTGATAATTCTTTGTCGACGTCTTCCCGTAGGAACAATTTCTTGACAAAATTCACCTCCCAACTGACTAATATAGTTCAGATAATCGTTTCTCCATTCAGTGATATTTCCTTCTTCATCTCGAGATCTCTTATCGAACAAATTTGTTGCTCTCATATCTATAGGTATTTTTGGCGAGGAGTAATTTCTAGCAAGTACTTGACGAACTAAAAACTCACGAGCATCATTATTGGGAAGATCAACAAATATCTCAGCTGTAAATCGTCTTCGAATCGCTGAATCTATTGTGTCGGGAAAATTAGTTGCAGCAATTACAGACACGTTAGGACTTGAGGTTATACCATCCATAGCTTGTAATAATGCATTTACCGACCTAACCATACCTGGACCTTGTTTTCGCGACCCAGCAACCCCTTCAAACTCATCAATGAAAATAATCGCGAACTTATATTTGGATGTTGGACTTTCGACTTCTTCTTTGGCACATTCAAAAATACGCGTGATAAAACGCTCGGTTTCTCCTTCATATTTACCTCGCATTTCTCCCGGTGTGGGTGCATAAAAGGCTACATCAGGAATCTCAGCTGTTGCAGCCTTAGCAAGCAGCGTCTTGCCAGTCCCGGGCATCCCGTACATGAGAATACCCTGCGATTTAGAAGTGAACAGAAGGGGGAGTTTAAAAGGAAATATATAGTTAATTTCAATGTCTCTTTTGACTTCCTCTTGTCCCGCAATGTCATCGAACCTTACTTTGGATTCTTCCAAAGGTTTTTTGCATGGAATGAAGTCTTCGTTGTTAGATCCAAAAGATTGACTTTGAACAGTTATTCCTTGATTGATATATTCTAAAAACTTTTTAACGGCTTCAGGCATTCTTGGCGCTTTCTTTTTGGCATAATAATCAACGATTTTACTTGAGAGCTTTTTCATATAATCAATCAAAATCTCCCCCTCAAGATCTTCATAATTCCTGTTTTCAAGCAAACCATCAGAAATCCGTTTTACTATTTTACCGTAATTCGTTTTACTTTTGATAATGGTACCCAAGTTCTCAAAAAACTCTATTTCAATCTCAGCCATTTTTATCTATGAAGAAATAATTCACGAATGTTAAAGTCTTATGAGCTGAAGATTGATTTCACTTCGAAAGTGAAGTCTAAAATAATCTATGTTTTTAAAGGAAAATATACATTATCTTATACTTAGAGTATGGGAATTGCAGGTTTAAACCGACTCTTAAAAAGGCATGCACCTTACGCCTTTGGGGAAATCACTCTAGACCAACTTCGCGGCACGAGGGTAGCTATTGATTGCTATAATTGGATTCATACTAGTTACCCTTCAGCTAAGAAGACTGTAATCTACCGAACTAACGTAGTTAAGGAAGATCCTGATGAAGATGAAATTTTTAGGGAATGGATGGCGTTATTGTTTGATTTCATTAGAAATTGGGTGAATTACTCTATTACGCCAGTATTTGTATTTGATGGTAATGCTCCGATGGAAAAGAGTGATACGCGAAAGAAAAGACGTGAAGATCAGCAAAAAACCAGAGATAGAATGTTGGAGGCGAGAGACAAAGTAAGAAATTCCAATCCGTTATTGATTACAGCGGTGATGATTGATGATTTACGCAAGAGAATGGTCAATACACGGTCTATAGCTGCTGAATCTATTGAATATATGAAGGCATTACTTAAGAAATTAGGCATTCCTTATCTTCAAGCTAAAAATGAAGGGGAACAACTATGTTCCATGTTAGCTAGAGAAGGTGTCGTAAGTGCTGTATATTCCGCGGATACAGATAATTCAGCTTACGGTACACCTTTACGAATCACGGGATTTAGTGGTCTTAAACCCACATCTGCAGGTTATGTGATGAAATGTAAATGTGTGTGGCATGAAAATGTCCTTAAACAACTAGATTATACTCACGATAAATTTATAGATTTATGCATTTTATCTGGTTGTGATTATAATACGAACATGCCAAAGATAGCTATATTCACTGCGTATAAATTACTAAATCAATATCAAACCATTGATGCTTTCCCTACATCCGAATATATTCATCTACATGTACTTAAACATCATCGATGCCGACAAATGTTTACTCCTGTTCCTTCCGAGTCCTTGATTGAAGAGGGGTTCATGGAATATCAAAGAGATAAGTTAGATTTATTACAACCTCATCTTGAACAATTAGAAATTTTTGATCGACAATATTATCTGGTGACTTTATTTTATAAATTAGAACAACCTTCGACTAAACTAATACATCCTTCACCGCCAGATATACCAGTTGTTAAAAAATACGATAATATTACTCTAATTGTTGTTCCACATAAGATATAAGCATAGTATCTAAATATAGTAATAGTATCTATAGTATATAAATTCATAAGATTTATAATCTTATGAATATAATAAAATGTATACGATTTTAGAACCGAAAAAGTCTAAGCCCCTCAATTTGATCGGTCAAATTTTAGGAGATAGTCCTGGGTATAGGGTAGGATCTAAAATTTCGGAGGGCGCATTTGGTCAGGTTTATGAAGTTGAATCTATGAGTACCGGTAATAAATATGCTATGAAAGTTCTTAATCCAACATCAAAGAATATTAGTGAATTTAATCGAGAGTTAACAGCCTATGAATTGCTCTCTTCGAAAAACGAGAGCAAAGAAAAAGAGCCAGTTGGATGTTATGAATATATTGTATGCTTGATCGACGCTTTTATACAACCCGTCGATGGTAAAAATTATTATGTGTTTGTGTTGGAATTAATGGATAATGAACTATGGGCTTTAGTTGAATCGGGTATTACTACTAAAGATTCGGATATTATGCTGTTCTATATGAAAACATTGCTAGAAGGATTGGCTTATATCCATTCCAAAGGCATGGCTCATAACGATATTAAACTCGAGAATATATTATTAAAATCATACGGAGATGAGGTTCCTATAGCTAAATATACAGATTTTGGGTTGACCTGCACTGATAAAACGCGACCTGGACTCTTTGGTACCAAAGAGATATTTATCGATGCACTTACAAAGCTTGAAGAACCTATTTTTACGGAGAGAGAATTATTAAGGAAGAATGTTACCACGTTAAAGGAAATGGCGCTTGAATTTAATGCATTAAACCCAAAACAATATTCTCTTTTACAATGTGGACGACAAGGTAGTCTTGAATATATATCGCCAGATATTTTAATTGCAGAGGAACATAGTGTTACTTTAGAATTATCTCAAAAAGATGATATATGGGCTTTAGGTGTTGTGTTCAGAACTTTGGCAGCTGGATCCTATATGTTGCCTTTCGCTAATGCAAACACTCTTTTAGCTAGAGATGAAGTGGATGATAAAGAGTTTCTCACAACTATCTATAAAGATGTGAAAAATAATGTAGGTACTATACCTGTAGTCTATGATACAACTAAGTTAACAGATACTGGTGAAGTACTAAGTAAAACATTATTTAGGGATCAAATAGTAAGTGAAGTTATCAAGAGTATGAGTGCCGTAAAAGCAGCAGATAGACCTTCAGCTGAAGAACTTCTTGAGTATATTAAAACCGCCGAAGAAATATCTACTATTAATTGATATATGTAGTTACTTTATTCTTAAATAAAGAATAATGGATATCGAAAGTGGAGATGTTGATTTTGAAGAATGGGAGTCTTCAGATAGAACTACAAAATCGTCATTTGAAAGCACTGAAGAAATAAAGATTAATCCTTTTAGATATAAATCCAAATCAAAATCGAGAAGATCAAAAAGAAAGTCTTCAATACGGACAATTGAAGATAATGAGGAATGGCATGACTATATCAAACATGAATCAAAGCATCTAGCGGCTAAATCACGTAAACGTAGTAGATGGACGAGTTTCTATTCGTTCATATTTACTTATATGAATGACTTAACCAATATGTATATTATATTGTTCGCTTTAGCAACATTTATCATATCATCTGTTAAAGAGACTTATGATGTTACAGATTATATTTTAATTGGTTTAGCTGGGATTGCTACAACTTTAGAGAGTGCACAAACTCTCTTTAAATATAAAAAACGAAGTATTTACTTTAAACAAGCCAGTCTTCAATATAAGCGTATCTATAGAAAACTTACTAAGTATTTGTACACAACATCAACAGATAGGATGGCGGAATATCTAAGTATGGCTTATCAAGATTTTGATAAATTAGCTCTTAATGACCATCGAGCTAATTTTAATAAATTCAACAAATCCTATCCATCTGGGTTTTCTAAACCTAAACAAGAAGAATATCCTTAAGGATCTTAATAATCTATCATCCCTAAAGATTCTAAGATCAAAACGTAAATGAACCGTCGTCGCGAAAGTTTCTCATACAATCGTGCCATTTATTCTTCCAAAGATCTATTGCGAACTAAACATAGGGAAACGCGCTCTCGAACTGCTGCTGCTGTTTTGAGCAATCAAGATATCTGGCACGAAATTCGCAAAGGCAATATTTCCATTTATCCTTTTCGCACGCGAAATTTAGACCATTCATCCTATTGTGTAACTATGGGAGAAAATTATTTCTGTGCTGCTGCTGATGGGGAATATCTCAACCCATGGAATAAAAAGCGCGTTTATAATCACTGGGAAGGTCCGTACAAGGCAGTTACTATAGATCAAGAAATGTTTGAGAAGTGTGGTATTCCTATTGGTAAAAAGGCTATCATTGTTCCTGGTGGTGCGAGTATTTTAGCGCACACACAAGAATTTATTGGTGGTTTAAATTTTATTACTTCTGAGGTGAAGGGACAGCGTACATTAAATTATGCAGGATTAACTATATGTGGAGATTGTGAATGGAGAGATATTGGAGATATCTCTCGTTGTGTACTTTTTATTCATAATACTTCCAAGTCTCCAGCAGTCATTCCTGTAGGCGCACCCATAGGACATGTAATCTTCCATTACACTGGTCTCCCCAAGTTTTATTTGAAGGGAGAAACTCAAAGTGCAGAAAATTTACATGCACTTACTAGGGCGTGGACACCTGATGATATGCTACCCAAGATACCTATACATAAATTTAGTATTGGTAAATCCGATAAATCTCCCAAACGTTCTCGTTCGACAAGTGAAAGTACACCCTCCACCAAGCATGTTCCTTATGAAAGTGAAGCCTATCAATCAAGTAGAGAGGAGGATGAAATAAGTTCTGCATCAGAGAAGAGTGATAAGGACCCAATCTTAGATCACACATCCTCAGCGGCATCTTCTGAGGATGAAGATAAGATTTCATTAGATTAAAATCAAGATTAAGATTAGATTTATATTCATATCCTAAAATACGAATATAATGATTGAATACTTTCTTTATTCGCGGAGTTGTACGTTTTGGATTATCATGATTGTTGTTATTATTTTTATCTTATGGTTGTTTTTCGGAGGAGGAACTCACGAGTTTGTAGGGTTGAAGCCGCTCCAATCCCATCAAAGAATTTCTCCTTATGTATCTCAACAACAAGATACAACATCCTATGCTAGAACAGCAGAAGATATGTGGTTAGATTCCAACGATTTTACAGATATTCTATCAACCACGGAAGATCCTTGTATAGTTGATAGCACACCTATTCTACCAGAAGGTTTTGTAAGTACATCAGTTCCAGTAGTTAAGCCTAAAAAATACGAATCTAAGGGTGAACGTGAATGCCGTAGAGTGATGGAGATGTTATATAATAAACAATTTCCGAAAGTGAGACCACAGTTCCTTCGCAATCCAGAAACAGGATATCTTTTAGAATTGGACTGTTATTGTGAGGAATTAAAATTAGCAGTAGAATATAACGGTAGCCAGCATTATATATGGCCCAATTATACCAATCAATCCCACGAAAATTTCATTAAACAACGTCGTAGAGATCAACTTAAAGTGGATTTATGTGATTTGAATGGTGTATATCTGATTAGTGTACCCTACAACGTACCCTTAGATCAAATACAGGATTATATTATCTACTATCTACCAGAAAATGTTCAACAACGATTACTAGAGGATATAGAAGCAGCTAACGCTTAAGAAGAAGAACGTTTTTGGGCTCGTGAACAACAGATTAGAGCGGACCAAAAAAGATGGGAAGAAACCATGAGCAAACCTTACATTGGACAGACTGTTGCTCTATTGCTTCGTCCCAGATATTTGACGGCAGTTCTTGGAACCGTTGTGGAGATGAAAGAAAGAGAGTGGGAAACAGAGAATACAAGCAACGGTATTGCAACTAAAGGAATGGGACGTTTTAGTTTGGATTCCCACGATATGAGCGCTTGGGATGTCTGGATGATCGCGATTTCTCGTTCTAAGGTCGAATTTTGCGATTATCTCTACGAGTATAGTCATCGTTTCTGCGGTGACTATGTCTTTTTTAATAAGTAGTGCTGGACTTGGAGACGAATGGGAACTGATGTTTACGTGCCACATCTCCGAATCCAATCGATTTTATATGTACCTACTTTCCAGTAGTTTTCCAACATCCCCAAGTATTTGAGATGAGGTGCTAGAAGATAAACTACTGATCTTTTCGCAATTGTGTAACCAATAACTGTTGTATATTACTAATGTAATATACAATATAACTTCTTAATTTATATGAATAAAATTATATAAACTTTTATAGCGGATTCCGATATCGTCTGCAACCAAGCATTGGTACCTTACCACCACTGCCACCTTGTGTCAACAATTCGGATTTGGATTTAGATTTTGAGGAATGACTTGCTTGTTCACGAATATAATAATCTATATTTGGGTTGATTTTGGACCACAATAATTCAACCTTAAATCAATTGCTCCATGATAATCTAGAAAATCTAAAAGTTCTATGGTTTTGTTAAGAGACTCTTTTATTAAGCCTTGATCCCATAAATCGTCTATCTCCGCTGTTCTAATAGAGAATTGTTCTTTTAGATATTCTCGTCGCGGCTTGTTATAAACAATTATATTTTCGTTTCCAAACTCCTGCATTTTACCACGGTTACATGCATAAATGTTAAAAAGCTGAGTCTCTTTTTTAATGAATTCATGGTATTATTTAATAATTACTCTTTCAAACAAAAGACAAATTTTATAAGGTTGTTCAAAAAATAAAGTGACAGTTTGTGATGATAATTCTACTCAATATCTCAAAATGAAATGAAATTACAATTGATGAAGATTAAATCTACAATTATGATCCAACCAGATATAATTTTGGAAAAAACTGGAGATAATTACTCGATGTATGAGAAGCATAGTGATTTCGAAAAGAACACACAAGAAGTTATAGATGTTCCCGTATTACAAGATGAAGACAAATATGATAAGAGCAAGCATCTTGCACGTGTTAGGCATCAAGGATTCATGGCAGCATCGTATTATGGAGGTGAAGCTATCACAGAAGAGATTTACTGCAAAGTAAAACCAAAAGTCAAGGGCGAAAAATCCGGAATCGAAGCTATTGACCGAGAAGAAGAAGTCCGTGAATTGTTTGGTGATAAACAATTGGACGAAAAGATTCACAAGATGACCCCGAATAGGTGGCGATGGTTATATCATTGGTTTGGGTTTAAGCAAAGTGCAGAAATCCTACGTTCTGCAAATGCACGGTTGGTTTTTGCTCCTGCATCTCTGACTGCTACTCTCACAGAGGATGAAGAGAAGATGGCTCACGACATACGTAAGAAATTGGCCGTAAGATTACGTGACGAATTATGGGATTCACCAATATTCCATCCGTTTGTTGATGCTACTCAAGCAGTAAATCTTCTTTGTGATAAGGTTGATGAATCTGAAAAAGATTTTACTATGTGTGTGATTAGGCTTAGCTCTACCATACCTGGCGCTATTACACAAACCTGGGCAAAGAGTAATACAGAGAACAAGCATTGTAGATTTTATATGAATGATGATAAGCACTATTGGGTGTATATAGATAAAGTACCCTCAGTTTTAACTTTGGAACAAGTGAAAGCTTGCAACCCATACAACACTAAAGGAACTGTTCATGCCGAATATGTACAATTAACCGGGGAAAAAGAAGAAAAATGAAAAGGGGCATTAGAATGTGCTACGGGAAGAGATTAAACAATTATAACATAATTATTGTTTAATCTATCATACAATAAATTAATTTATCGATAATGCGAAAAATGGAATTAAGAAATATCAGTTTTTAAGATTGTTGGAGTCTTAAAATGGACGATGTCACTTTGATAATTATATTGATTTTAGTTTTGATATTGATTCTAGTGATTGCCGATTTTTTAGGATTCATGTTGTATAGATTCAACTTTGAAAAATTTCACTCCAAATCCAGATATGATATTTTACTCCCAGAATCACCACCTGTATCTAAACAACACCGAGAAAACATTCAACGTGGTAAAAATATTGCTTCTCAGAGTAGTGTAGTTATATGTTGCTTGTGTAGAGATATTGAAGATCGATTTAATGTCTCAAAAGCTCGAATGGAAAAATTAGGTAATTTCTTTGGTCAATACGCTATTGTGATCTTTGAAAATGATAGTAAAGATAAATCCCGGGAATTACTCAAGGATTGGAGCAAAGATAACCCACATGTACATGTTTTGGATTGCCCTGGTAAGGAAAATTGTCAATTTAAAGCAAAACAGGGTTATAAAATTGATCATGGAGATCGTATAAGGAATATGTGCCTTTTTAGGAATCGCTACTTAAATCATGTGAAAAAACATTATACGCATTACGACTATATGATTGTCTATGATTTTGATCTTGAAGGAGGATTCCTCGAATCAGGTATTTATGATTCCTTAGGACGTGAAGAAGAGTGGGATGGTATTTTTGCAAATGGTAGAATGCCACTTCCCCCATTTGGTACTCAAACTTTTATGTATGATGCTTTAGCATTCATGAAAGATGAAAAATCTTATAATAAAAATATCTTAACACGATTTTGGGATCAATATCAATTAAAGGGTGATATAGGGGCGCCTCTAATTCCTGTTATGAGCGCATTCAACGGTCTAGCTATTTATAAAATGTCGTCCATTTTAGATTCTAGATATATAATTGCCCCTAAAAGCTGCGAACACGTTGGATTCCATGACAACATGCGTCAGAATAACCACGATAAACTATTTATCAATCCTAGTATGTTATTATATGCTGGAATGCAAGGAGCTGCCAATAAGTTTAAAACGGCTTGGGAATTTGGTACATGTAAGAGTTAACATGGAGATAATAAGATTTAAAAAATCGAAAGGTAATATTGATTATACATATTATATAGATCACCGAAGGGACAAATGGTCCATATTTTCAGGATCTGATGATTTGGAAACTTATCTCAATATTTGGTTCCGGATATCCGCTGATTTGATAAACTTGGCGAAGGACCCAGTTTTCTCTGCGCGATAGAGACGGATTGCTCGGATTATAAATATAACATCTATTCTATATTATACCGATTGTATAATATAAATTGCTGTAAAATATATCTCCCTTGATAAACTCAGTTTCTAAGACTTATTGATAGTATCAACCAACATTTTAGTGACATTCATTCCGCTTTGGAGAGCACCCTCCATAAACCCGTAATAAACCATAGATGTGTATTCGCCCGCGAAAAACATTCTTCCATCGTATGGAGCAAAAGGTTGGTTATCTAATTTTCCTGTAGTTACCACTTTTCCCACACCCATATAACTGTATCCTGTTTCAATATATGGTATAGTAGAGTGAAAAGACAGTGTTTGTTTGATTAGCGATTTAGAAAAAGCTCCATCATAGGTGAAATCAATGCCTTTACGGAAATGTTTCGCTGCGGATTTATCCCCCTTTTGTTTCTGGATATCTATAGCTTCTTGGGCATTTTTACCACCTGCAAAAGAAGTAAACACAACAGTTTCCCGCGGGGGTAAGGCTTGATTAGCGGTAGAATTCCACGTGTATCCTATTAGATTGCTAATACCATCGGGGGACCACCCAAGAGGAAGCCAAAACGCTGTATCCACTTCACTAAGATATTTTACCGAGGGACCAAGTTTTGGCTGAAAAGGTTTAAGGTTAATTTTGGGTGAGAACTGAATACGTTTCCACATCGAGGGTGGTGTAGCTAAAATAACATAATCAAAAACTTCGGAGTTTTTCTTTGTATATAAGGTGAATTTCTTGTCTCTGTGCCCATAATAGATCTTTTTAACAGGTGAATTCAAATAGAGGTTAGGAATCCCTTTTGCCAAATTTTCAGCAACAGATTGATTGCCGTTAGCACAACGGAAAAGTTCTTCTACATCCCAAAATTCTTTAGGTTCACAGCACAGGGACCCACCACGAACTTGACATAAAAATCCAAGCCAACTCTGTCGATAAGGAGAAGCAACATTGTCATTGGAAATTTCCAGATCAAACAATTTACGAACATTGCCACGAACTCCCCATTTGTCTAATATTTGTCCTACACTAATGTTGTCTAAAGCCTGTATTTCAGGGGACTCAAGCCACGGTTGATCCGGGTATGTGATGATTTTGGCTGCATCTGAGATACGTGTTAAAAGACCATCTAATTCTTCCTCCACAGCTTCCGATTCTAAACGTGTAAGCAATTTACCATCTAAAACAATGGGCGTGTCGAGATCCAAAGCAGTTTCCTGATCTTCACTGGTAATATCCACCAAAGAAAGATTAAAGATACGACAAAGCTCCAGCATTATAGCGTGATTTAAACCTATAAGTTCAGCTCCGGCTTCAGCGACACGTCCCTCCGCAAAATCATACAAAGAATGAACGCGTCCACCAACTCGATCCATAGCTTCATAAACCACAACTTCTAAACCAAGTTGTGTTAAAAGCCATCCACTGTAAAGTCCTGCAAATCCCGCACCTACAATACCAACCCGAAATTTTGTTTTCTTACAAGTTAGGTTTGAAAGGGTATCTTTAACTTGATTTTTACCATATCTAATGATTTCTTGTTTTCTACGTTGTGTTAGCCCACGTCCATATTTTTTGCGAATTCGGGCTAGATGTGGCATTTATAAAATTCCATATATTCTTTTCACACTTAATTGGGCAATTCATATATAGCAAAACATATAAATTATGATTACCAGAAAATGCAAGAGAATAAAGGATATGTGACCTATGTTTATGTGGATAATCATAAGTTTAAAATCTATCTTGACCGTCCATTGGAAAAATGTATGACCATTAAAGCTGGAAGATATCTTATTACTGCCCATATTAAAATACAAAAATTAGATGAAATTCATAATTCATACCAAATATCATCCCAATTAATCAAAACCATTTTACGTGATATAGTTGAAATTCACTATAAGGACAAAAAATCAGCGCCTTGGATATACAATAATCAAAATAAGATTGCCATTACTTCTTATCAAATCCAAATTTTCATTGATTCAGTTATTTAAATTAAGTAAATGTTATTGCATTTATTTAATGATTTGTGCATTCCCAATCTATATACATTGAGTATATGTATATAGCTCATTCAAATATGATAGGCAATCCACTATAATCAATATCGAATTGAGATAAAATCTCAATCGGTGTTTTTGTTTTCTTGGGTATGATCATATATCTTGAACGAGCTACTCTCTTCACTCTCCGTCTAGGTCGGAAACGAATTTGTTTTACATCGCCCTTAATGACGCCTTCTGTCAGAGGTTGTAATGGTACTGCTTTCCTCTCTCTTTCTTCATATCTTATTCTTCTATGAGGAGGTTCGGTTTCAACGCGTCTTCCTGAAACGCGAACGTCTCCTGTAAGGGGGCGTTCTCTTGCTCTACCTCTATCCCACTCCCATCTGCCACCTTTTCCTCTTCTTTCTCTTTCCCATTCTCGTTACCTTTCTCTTTCATCACATCTACCCACCGTAGGACGTCCCCTTCCTTTGGGTGGACCTCTTTTTCTTTGTGGTGCATAACGTCCAAAACTTGGCTTGATGTTATGTACCACTTGGGTTTCTATCTTGGAACTCCTAAGTGTTGCTTATAGCTGTAAAAGTGCATACAACGTAATAAATACAATCAATAGAGAAAATTAATCCAATAATTTTGGAATGTAAGGACCCGCTAACAGATTTCAAAGGGCTTGGACCCTTTGAAATTGTATACAGTGCAAATAAATATAATATACAGAAACAAATGACCAAAGAAACCAAAGAGTTTTGGAATGCAATATAAATTACATTAATAATAACTAACTAGTTAGTTATTATTTATAAATCGTCTCGACCCAAAAGCCAACCTTCAGCGTTTGTTAGTCTCGTCCTCCGAGATCTCCTCCATCGTCAGAGTCAGCAATCCACGGTCCAATACCCGAAAGGTGCAACTCACACCATCGTCGTACGTGGTGTTGACCTCGTCGCCAATCTTGGGGTAACCAAAAGCGGCAGCCCAATAGGTACCGGTCACCTCCAAATACTCCATGTCGAGGGACGCAGCTTGACCAAAGTTTACCCGGAAATCCACATCCCTAAGTTCTTGCACAAAGGGTTCCACTATCTCATCGTATACTGGATCTGGATCTTGACCACCCACACCTCCCCACGCCGCCTTATATGCATCCGCTGCACGTTCATAGATGTCGATTACCACTTCAGGAATACTCATTGCCAGATATATTGTTAGGAGTTATTGTTAATAAACCATGGGAAAAAAATCATTTTTCAATAATTTTTTGCGCTTCGTAAACTCTTTTTCTTAAGTTGGTACTTGAATAATCGTGATCTCGTTTATGCCAATAAACTTCTATGGGTAAATGATCACCCGTGAATGGTCTTCCCAGATGATCCGTACCTAGAATTCTTACATCAGGGTTCAAAACCTCCAAAATAGTCAACAAATCCTTTTCTGTCGCATAATCTATAATTTCGTCCACATATTTTATCGATTGTATCATCATCTTTCTTTCTTTAAAGCTCAAAATAGGCTTATTCTTTGAAGGGCGATCGATAGTAGGGTCAGTTTGTAAACCAATAATTAATACATCGCATACTCGTTTAGCATCTTTCAACATTAGAAGATGTCCATAATGTAATAAATCAAAGCAACTTGCTGTAAACCCTAGCTTTTTACCTTTATATTTCTCTTGAAGATGCAAAAGGTATGTCTTTGCTTTCTCGTCACAGATATTCTGTGATTTAGCTTCCATTAATTTTAATACGTATAGTTGTATATTTTTGACAAATTGCAATGTCTAGCAAAATACCATTAGATAACGGCATATTATTTTTGCTAAATATAAATTTATGAGATAGTAAATAAATATTTTATTTATATTCCCAAATGGATAAAGCCTCTTGTAAAACTAAATGTTGTCGAGGACCAAGAGGAATTCGAGGAAAAA